AAATTGTTGATTGTAAAAAGCTCCGCTCTTTCGCTCAAACCCTCGTTTGGGCGAAGCCTCTTTTTGGAGTAAAAAAACATGGCCGAACTTAACCCGCCTTTGGGAACGACGACGCCTGAAATATTCCTGGATAACGTCAAGCGCGCTGACGAGCTGGTTAACGGTCCGGCCGGAACGGTTAACGACCGCGCAGGCGAACCGCTCGATACCTGGCGCCAGATGATGGCTAAGAATGACGAAGTTCGGCAGAACATCATCCCGCTCAGTAAGCAGTATCAGACGCTGGAAGCAGCCCAGGCGGATATCGCGAATATTCCGGTGGGCTCGACCACGTACTACCGTAGCCCGGACGACAGCGCGCTCGCAATCGAGGTGATGAACGTTGGCGGGACGCTGCAGCCTACCGGGAGAAAAATGCCTTCTCAGCAGGCGGTCGATGAAGCCAGCGATTCCGCAAATTTGGCGCTGGAAAGAGTTCCTGAGGAAACGGTGATGCCTGCTCTGGTTCCTGTAGTGCGTGATATGGAGGGTAAAGTACCCATCTGGCTAAAAGATGGTGATTTTGATACAAGGGGAGTAACTGATGAGTTCTCAGACAAGGTCGCGGGAAAAGGCACTGCCATTCCAGCCGCCCTGGCAATGCTTCCCAGTGAGGTCGTTTCCCCGCAGATGGTTCCCCTATTTCGGGACCTCGCGGGTAATGTCCCCGTTTATCTCGTTGACGGTAGACTAGCCGCGTATGGCGTAGACTCGTCTCTGCTCAACTTGATTTATGCCGGGCTTCAGGGCCTTTTTCAGCCAAATATGAAATTTACCGATGGGCGTAGTGCCTGGCGCTGGCGGGTAGCAAAATCGAAGTACAAACTTTCGGTGGGAGCAAAACTGAAAGTCGGTTTTACGGGGGATTCATGGACGGAGAAGCGCGCCATCCCGCAGATGATGGCGAACATCCTTTACTCTGAATACAGCAAAGCTGGCGAAGGCTGGATAAATTTTGCGTCGGCTAACGGTGACACCCTTAACGGTATGTCGTTCAACATTTCCGGCTGGACGACTTACGATGCATCAGAGACAACTGCGGAGCCGACGTATGGCTGCGCACTCGATGGTTTGTGTCTCTACGCAACCGGCACGGCAGCCAGGATCACGCTCAACGCGGTCAACGCCACCTCTCTCTCTATCTACTTCAAAGATACGGCAGGCGTCTTCCGCTACACCATTGACGGCGGCACACCAGTAGTGGTCACGGGCGCAGGAACTGGCAATGTGACCAAAGTGGATGTCACGGGCCTTAGCTCTACCGGAACACATCAGCTGGTCATTGACCTGACGGGTAATACTGACACCGTGGTTATCTACGGCGTTTATGCGTCCATCTCGTCGAACGGCGTGGAAATCCAAAAATTTGGTAACGCGAACATCACGGCTGACGGTTACACAAAGGTCCTCAGTAATATCAGCTACTTTGCCCAACAGCTGAACCCGGACATCATTTTTATGATTATCGGGACCAACGACTACCGGCTGGGGCGGACACTATCGAACTTCTACACAGCACTGACTTCATGGGTGCAGGCTTATAAAGCGGCGCTTCCTGATACTGCTCTGGTCCTGATCGCCCCACCGCAATGTAACGCGTCAGGAAGTTATCCGCTTTCCTCATACCGCGATGTGATGCGGCAGGTAGCGAACGAGAACCACGTCGAGTTCTTCAGCCTCTATGATGACTTCCCTGCAGCATATGCAACGGCGAATACCTACGGCCTGTGGAATGACGCTTTGCACCTGAACAACAACGGGGCAGATTTTCTGGCCCGGGAACTTTATAACTACTTCCTCTAAGGATGACGGCATGAGTCTGAAACTAACTAACGTCGTACTTCCGGGGACGGGATACAGGCATATCAGCGAATTTATTGTTGAGGATATTTTCGCTGATCTTCCTAATAAATCCGGTCTTGTTGGTGCGTATTTTCTTTCTTCGCAGGTTGGCAGTCCGTTAAATAACTATGCTAACTTGAATATTCCTTTGTTGAAAATTGGCTCCCCGGTTGTAGGTAGCAAATATGCCACGACGGGAACAACGAATTTCTACGATACGCAGCTGCCGTCTACGCCGGTAATGACCGTTATGGGTATCAGCCTTCCTGGCGCTGATTCGCAGAATGGTGTGTTGCTTGCTAACTACTCTCAGTCACCCATCAGCGGCGATACGCTCCATTATTATCTCGGCCACGCCAGGGCGTTCGGTCAAATGGAGAGTTCGATTGCGTCGGCGGATACAGTTGTACCAACTACCGATCTTCCCGCTGGAGTGCTGGCGATAACGGGTGGCGTTATTAAAAATGCTTCCGTAAAAGCATTCGCTTACAATCTTGTAACGAATGCTATGATCTCTTCAATTTCCACGAGTGCGGGGCGAACGGTTATAACCGACAGAACGCTGCGCCTCGGCACGTCATACGCAACAACGCAATTCACTGGGGGCTCAAACATTTCCGTTGTGCTGGTATACAACGTCGAACTAACCGATGCTCAGATACTGGCAAACGCTCAGTGGCTGAAAAACAGCTTCGGAGTAGAATGGGGTCTTTGGTAATCACGAAATATCCCCCGGAATTATTCCGGGGGATGATTTTACTTATGTTTTTTGATCTACGCTGACAAGGTAATACCGGTCTAATTTCACTTGATGAATATCGGCAGGGCCAGCGCCCGCGCGATTGCTCCAGCAATGGCATACCCTCCCGTTGATGGGTCTGGGTGTAACCCATCCCCTATCATCCATGGTCTGTCTGATCCAGCTGCGTAGTCTTCGTGTTTCTGACCGAAGGACGCCTGCAGGTTCAGAAAGGCCACATCACGATCATCCCGCGCAATCTTATACATCACCTCCGCGTAAGTGGACATGGGAATACTGTTTCCGCCGTCGCGGTTATTTTCCGCTGGGCAAATCAGCAAAATATCAGCCGTTGGCCGCACAGAACGAACCCGATCTATCATCGTGAGAATATTAGCCCGGAATGTTGCGGCAGAGAGCTGTGCGCCCTGGTCGTTCGTTCCCAGCATGATTGTCACGAGGTCGGCCCCGAGGTTATCAAAAGCATCAAGCCAGCGCTGATCCATTGCATTGACCCAGTGATTGGTATGAGAACCACTACCCCCCATTTTATGAACCAGGACACCCGACATGGTTTGATTGAGGATATTCGCTCCGTACAACGTCACCGGAGGAGTGATAACCGTAAACGTTACTGTGCCGCTACCGGTTGTTGGTAACGCCAGCGGGATAATCTGCATCCCGGCGGGATGAGCCGACAGGTCAATCGTGACGGGGTCAGCCATCCCGGTTGCCTGGCACTGAATAACACCAGATCCCCCCTCGGCAAACAGGAACGAATCAAAACCCAGCGCAAAATTCTGGCTGTATGAAATCGTTGCTCCGCTTGCACTTGCTGTCACAGACGAAATATCCGGGCCATGCCCTGTGTTGTAAGCGCAGGAAAATCCGGACTGTACAACTGATGTACCCATAACATCAGTATTATCGCCGTTAGGATCAAAACCAAACGAACGCCAGCCGTACCCAATGGGGGGGACAGTTGCGGCCGTGCCTGCACTATTGAAATAGCGCCAAAGGATTTGTGCCACTTTCAGCACATAACGTGGTGACGTTCTGGTGTAGCTGTCTCCCATCATCGCAACGATAAGACGAACAGCATCCCCAAAAGACATTTTGGTCATCCGCATATGCGTTTCCCGGAGACGCTCAATACCAAAAACATCCGGGACCGCCTCTGATACAACTTCAGCGTCTTTCACTTTGACAGGCGTGCCGTCAGGCATTTCTGAAAGGTAATAGAACGCGTATTCCTCGAATGCAGTGGCGCTGTCTCCTTTCTCAACCTGGGCTTCTACATACCGATCCGAGCCAAATGTAATTCTCACATAGGCAATTTCCGAATCAGTAACGAACGAAGTCAGTGCCTGAGTGGAGGATGCATCCGTACGGATAAACGTTTTACTGGCGTTATAAAACGTAATGAACCTGGCGCCAACACGAAGTGCGTAAGACGTGCTGAATTCAACGGGAATATAATCTGAGTACACGTAACGTGAGTCAGGGGATATAACAGTGCCCGATTCATTAATATACCCTGATTGCACGGTCGCCCTGTTAAACAGGTTTTTCCCCAGTACTATCAGTCCATGCTTTACAAAATCAATATCGAGCTGGTCTGCGTCAACAATATCTCCAGGGATTCGGATCTGAAAACCGTCAGGCAGTGCTTTGCGCATGACATGCACATAGTCCTCAACGGGCGGCAGTACTGACGCTCTGGCGACAAACATCGCATCTTTGTTTGAAAGAAGAGTGGTTATTCTCACATACGCTGCCGATGCAGGCGCAGTGACAACATTAACTGCTGAAACCGACGAAAGATGTTTTTTGTCCGAGTCGTAGAAGTTAATGAAGCGCATCGACCGGCTTGAATTCAGAACATCACCCGCCGACACTTTAATGTATTCCGAGGTGATGTATACGGACCCACTGGCTGCCGGAACCGGGAACCATGCACCGAACTCATTGATATAACCATCAACCACCTTGTTCTTATTGAACAGGTTCGTACCGGGGCCGTAGAGGTCTGTTTCCGTCAGGGCTTTTACCGGTTCAGAAAAGACTACTGGCACACCTGAATATTCCGATGGGGCCTTTGATTTAAACGGCTCAAATTCGGTGGCCTTATTATTCCTTTCCACCATGGTAACAGACGCCACGACAGCAGGAATTTCTATCCGCATATACGCGGCATTTGACGGTAATGTCAGCGGATTGACAGGTTTTGTTGAATAGGACGAATCATACTGGCGGCTGATAAACACGCCTTTCGCATCATAGTATGTAGCTGCTTTCCACGGATGATCGACACAATAAGGCTGAGTCGGGTCAACAGGGATGTATCCCGATACGGTCATGCTGGTATCAGAGTCTGTAAGAATTGTGCCGATACTGGAAAGATGCACGCCGGGCATAGCGTCGGCAGGATTGAATAAGTTTTTACCTGCAGTAAAGCCCAGCGTTCGATAGGAGTTTGTCGGCGCCCCTTTGATATTATCCCGCAGTACTGCCTGATATGCCCGATAGGGCATTTCGCCAGCACCAAACGTTACCTGATAGGTGTCGATGTTTACCAGCGGTACCGAAACAATAAAATAGGCAGTACCGGCAGGCGCTGTAAATGCAGTAACAGATGAGAGATCAGACAGATAATTGTCGTTACCATCAAAAAATGTCACTACACGAGTCAGAAGCCTGGAAGTATAAGCTCCCCCGGCCACGGCAGAGATCTTTTCTGAATAGCAGTACTCAGGATTTTCCCTGGGGATCCCCGTTCCCTCAAACAGATAGAACCCGGAGATCACCGCTCCCTTGTTGAACAGGTTCATGCCGGGACCAACAAGACTGGGGATAATCCCTTCTACGGTTTTCTGTGAAACCATACGGCGCCCGGTAGGCTGCAGCGTCCCGCCAACGTTCATCACCTCGATCGCGAGGGCGCTGTCGTCCGGGCTGCGGTAATACGTGGTACTCCCCTCGGGGATATTCGCGATATCCGCCTGCGCTGCTGCCAGCGTCATATATTGCTTACTGAGAGGAATCAGGTTCTGCCGAACTTCGTCATTCTTAGCCATCATCTGGCGCCATGAATAAAGAGGATCACCACCACGGTCGGGAACATCTGCGGCGGGCCCATTGACCAGCTTATCCAGGCGCTCGGCGTTATCGAGCAACACAGCGGGAGACGAGCTCCCCAGCTCCGGGTTAAAGGCCATGTTTTTTGCTCCAAAAAAGGCGTTCGCCCAAACGAGGGTTTGAGCGAAAGAAAAGTTGAAAGGGATTTTTTTGGTATTAAGCAGCATCGCCGGGGTATGTGGCGTCGTCGTACTGGTAGAACGATTCGAGGTATTCTTTAGCGGTGACCTGACAGGTTCCGTCTGACTGCGGAGCGATCTCCTCTACAATGGCGTCGTAGACGTGGCGCATTGAGCCGCAGAACACCAGGCGGATCGGCTCGATGGTTGCAGACGACAAGTCAACCTTCATCGGGTCATCAAACTCGCTCAGGTGCGGGACTGACAACTGAAAATCACCCACCCTGCTCGCCACCATCAGCCCGGATGCAGAGCCATCCTGATAGCGGATCAGCGCTCGGGGATTTTCGAAAGACCAGTCCAGCGGCTCCGTAACGGTGAACGTTGTCACGCCACCAGCCGTTGTCATCGCCTCCACCAGACAGGAAATCGTGTTGTTACCCGGAATATCATCCGTGAGCACAATGCGATCGCCCGTGTTGTAGCACAGCGCGTCCAGCTCGGTAGTGGTCTGGAACGTCACCCGCTGCTGCAGGTATTTCATCAGGCGACGCATGCCGATCTGGTAGGCGTGATCCTGATTCAGTACCCCATCGAGTTTGTAGTTCTCGATTTTCACCGGCGTGGGATTATCAGGCGTCCGGCATTTAACGGTCTCCTCCGCCCAGGTAGTCCCGTTGATGTATGTCACGTCGACGCCATCAAAATCATCGTCGGACGGTACGGTAAATCCGCTCTGCAGCTCCTCCACCATCTCATGCGGAGTGATCACGCCAGTCCAGGGCTTAATCCCCTCACGGTTGACCGTCGCCAGGCCATCACTCAGCAGAAAACGTGACTTCCCGGCATTGGCTATCTTCTGCAGCATTTCCAGCGCTGAGATACTGTCGCCGGTAGCAAAGTCGAAATACTCGCCGCGTGGTGTCCAGTATGCAGACTCCAGCACGTTGATGGTGTCGACATCCATCTCCAGTCCCAGCGAGTTCCCGACATGCAGCAGCGCCCCCGAAATGGTTCTGGCCGTTCCTGAGTCGTAGGCCCGCGTGGCCACAACGTTTACGCGGCGGTCCGACTGCGCCGCCAGCTTCCCGCCCGTCTCAACGGTCACCGCCATCAGCGACACGCCGGGATAGGATGAAGGGCGCGTCAGCAGTCGCCCGCGCAGTGCCTGCCAGTACATCGAATCCCTGGCGTTGTTTGAGCCCTGCTCATTGCGCCGACGGCAGCGAACCTCTACCAGTCCCGGAGAACTGAGGGTGATCCGCTCAGTGAAACCTAACCCGTTGACGTTTTTCAGCGCATACTCTCCCTGGTGACTCACCCACCCCGATCCGGAACCGTAGACGCGATACTGAATCTCCCACTCAACGTGGCGGATCCGTTTTTTGCCCTTACTGTCAAAGCCACAGATGCCGTTCGGGAAAGAGAAATTCACCTCGAACATATCGACGGTCTCATTTTCAGGGCAAACCAGGAACGGCCCCAGCCAGCTCAGCGTGTCGTTAAGACCAGTAGCCTCATAGTCGATCATCGTCCGGGGGGAGAATCCCGGCCATGACTCATCAACGGCACCGGAAACCAGGCGCGCCACCGTCGCCGTCGTGCCGTCGGCAGAGACAATGCGGTACTCATTCCCGCGGTGAGCAAGTGAAAGCCGTTGCACCCCCTCCGGCATGCCGGAAAAGGCCGTTCCCGTGGCGCTGTTATAGGCGAGTGTCACATTTGCCGTTACCGCCGGGCTTCCGCCGGTTGATGCCGTGCCGGAGGTGTAAACCGGGGCATCACCGAAAACAGCTGCAGGCAGTGACGAGGACGTGATTGCCCCACCCGCGAACGGACTGGCCGACTCGGTTATCAGTACGGTGCCGCCGTTGTCCTGCGCAACCAGGCCGGAGCCGGTGAGTCCCTCGGTGATGGCCGCCAGCAGTCCCGACATCGAGACGTAGTTAGCCACCAGCGACACCGGGTAGGTAACCCCCTGCCAGGTGATCGTGAACGTGCTGGAGCTGGTCGAAAAATCGTAGGTGGTCGGGGCCGCACTGGCCTGGACTTTTGCCGCACTCCCCCCGGTGCCGGGCACTGCAGCCTGACCGGGGGTATATGACGCGATAAACAGATCGTAATCGACAGAGTTAAACCCCAGCGTCACCGGCATACCTACTACCGGCGCGATCTCCGTCAGCAGCGGGCTTGCGATAACGCTGTATCCGGCCGCCGTGGTGATCTGGTAGTTCGCCGGGGCTTTAAGTTCGACCACGGCGCCAGCGACCCAGCTGGGCGGCAGTGCGTTATCGTTCTCGTCATTATCTTCATCATCATCCGTATCCAGCCCGGTAAACGTTATGCTCGAACCGGATACGGTCATGCTGTCTGCGATAATATCGTCGGCATCCGGCGACGTCTGGGCCATATCCAGCCCGGTACCGGATGATGTCCCGCCGACCTCCGTACTGTTGACCCAGTTTTCACTGCGCTCATCGCCGGAAACGTCCGCGCCTGGCGGGTAATGGGTGCTGCTGAATCCCGGTAGCGTTGAAGCTGGCGTACTGCCAACCCGGATATCGCCATTGGTATAAATCAGATCACCGACGCCGAGACACAGCAGCATCTGGACGCGCATTTTCGTAGGTTCGGCGGCATCAAACCGGGTAACCGGCTGCACCACATAATCAGGGTAGATACGCACCCGGCCAAACACCTCACGAATGGCATCACCCAGTTTTGCCGTATTTGCCTTTGCCGGGTTCAGGTCGAGGCTTCGCCCTGTGGATGACGTGTAGCCGCCAGCATCAATGTTACTCATCATGAACAATGAATAAGCCGCAGATGCGACGGCGATGCCCACACCTATCCAGGCAATTGTCGCGGCCTCAAGCCCGAAAGGCACCGGATAAAGCCGGACATCACTATCAGGGTGGATCACGAAAATAGCCCATTCGCCTGGCGGAATTGACTGCCCATCAACCTCAACGGTCAGCGGTGGGACATCCCGATCCTCGTAGCCTTCAACATTTGCCACCAGCCAGCTGCGAATACTGGTTACACCATGCTCATGCGTTTCGAGTGGTTCACCGGGAAGCCGGGAAGGGTAAAAACGAATGGTCATTGCCAGAACTCCACTTTGACAAATCGCCGCTTAAACCGCGGCAACGGCAGAAAGGTGACGTTCGTTCCCGGATTGCATTCCGCCACATGCAACAGACCATCGATACTGACCACGATCCCTACGTGGGTGACAGTCGATCCGGAATAACAGGCCACCCCGGCCCCTTCGCAGGGTTCGCAGCGCTCAAGGGTAAGCATCATCCGGCGCGCTTCCCGGTCGAGGCCGCCGTCGTCTTTGGTGACCCCTGCAAAATCGGGCCAGACGGGTAAATTCAGGTCGCGGCGTATCTCGTTCACAATGCCGAAGCAGTCGAGCTGCGGGTATACGCGCCCGCCCTTCAGCCAGGTGACTGAACGGTATTTATCAGGGTTAAACATTGGGATTCCTTAGCTGATATAACGCAGTCCGGGGAATACAGGTAGCGTGTAGCGGTAACGTGGCCAGGCTGTATCAAGGATATTCATATAACCCGCGGTAATCTGCGCCTCTGTCGCCGTCCAGTAACCAGACTTGATTTTCAGCGTATACGGCACTTCCGCAGGGGCCGCTAAATCCGTGGAGATATAACGCCGGTACGTCAGAAATGCAGACAGACGGTTAGCCAGCGCATTGCGGATCGCCGTGGACACAACACCATCGATATTGCACAGGGCAAATTTCAAATCTTGCGTACCGTCCGCATTGCGCGCCGGCAGCGCAATGTCTATCGCACAGGCGGTAAACGTTACGGTATCGCCGTTCTCCGTCGTTGCCGTGATGTTCTCGTAACCCTGGCACAGATAATGGACGTCAGAACCAATGGTGATCTGCAGCGTCTCAATGATCACCTCCGGCCCGCTGCTGGCGTAGAGGCGGTTGAGTATTGTCATGATTTTTACCCAATAAAAAAGGCCACCCGAAGGTGACCTTAAAAATTGGTGTCGAATGTGGGTGTACCCTCACCGGCAGGATCGCTATTCCGCGCTTTATTTCACGCTCCGGCTACGGAGCGGCATGAAGGACTTTCCCACAAATCGACACAAGTGATTATGAAGGTGAAACGGTTTTAATCAAGCCTTGGGCCACTCCTTATTCAGCGCAATATCCAGCAGTGAGCTGCCGACGATCCATTCCGGGTAATTACCCCATGGGGCAGGAGCAAGGGGGCGTTCCCATAATTCAAGCGTCGCTGTGTACTTCCAGTAAATCGGGGCCACCAGTACCGGTCCCTGATAAATATCTGTAAAGCGGCATTTGTAAATCTTAATGCCTGCCGGCGTCTGCTGCTTCATCATGAACCATGCAGCCCCGTCAGATAACGCATCACGGAACCAGGACTCAAACGCCAGTCCCTGCGCATCGGTTTCCATAAACCAGGTGATGCTAGCCTGCGTCGGTGTGGACGTATAAGCTCGCCTTTGCCGCGCGCGGCCGGTGGTTAACTGGGTTCGTTTTAACGGGCTTACAGGCTGGAATCCGTATCCTTCCTGTAATGGCATCGGAAGACTGTCATGCGGGTAGTAGATATCAGTCATCACTCTAACCCTCTGCCTGGATATTTACTGCGCATTGCCTTACCAACTTTCCCATCTCCTCTCAACACTTGCGCAGCAACCTGATCAAGGGCTTCCGTTGTCGCCCGCTTCTGCGTTTGAGCCATGGAGAGAGCCATCTGATCAGGTGTCACACCGGGCGGGGTATGGAAATGCTGCTCAATGGGAGCATGGATGGTGGTCTTGCTGCTGTTGTCGCTGTTAACGTTCTGAACACCAGTACCAAACCCTGTACGCCCCAGAGTTGCATCTAGCGGTTGGCCATTTCGAAGTGCCTCAAGCTGAGACACGCCGATCCGGTTTGTTGACGCCTGGTCGAAGACGTACTCACCTTTGTGAACAATACCCGCGGGCTGATACTTACCACCGGGGCCGGTGTATCCGCCGGAGGCGAATCCAACGCCTGAAACAGCCTGGATATTTGAGACGATACTGGCGGTCTGCGCAGCGATTGAGGCCATAGCGATGATGTTGGCCGGATAAGGCGCGCTAACTGCACCGCTTGCTATAGCCTGCTGGATTTTCACCATTGAGTCCGCGATAGCGAATGCCTTGCTCGCAGCAAAAGCAACCTTGTAGATTGCCGATTGCTCACCAAACCCCGTTCGCATGATGTCGGCGGTACTGTTAAACAAGGACTGCGTGGCCGCAGATATGATGGTGTTTTTCTGAGCCTCGATGACCTGATTTGCATCCGCTGCACGCTGACGAATCGACGTCATTCTGGCCTCACCCTCGGCAGTTATTTCGCCGGCCTTCGCATAAGCTTCCTCCTGAGCTGCCAGCCAGCGCTGGAGCTCCTGCTGCGCCTGGTCATATTCATTGATTTGCCCCTGCATCCCCTCAAAAGTTCCAGAGAGTCGCCCTCCTGTGGGTGTCAGGTTTCCTACAACCTTACGAACCGTCGAGGGCAGTTGCATATCGGTGTTTTGATAAATATCTGCCCGTGCTTTTTCATATTCACCGGGTTTTAGTTGCCCGGTTGCTTTGGCTTTCTCCAGCAGTTCAAGACGGGTTTTAAGCAGATCGTTGGTCCGCTCATCCTTCGTCTTTACCTGTTCCTGCATTTTCCGGTAATCATCCAGGGTTTTTACGGAGTTTTGCAGTGCCTCCTGCTGCTTATACGCCTGGAGGATTTCATCTGAACGGGAAAGAATCGACTTCTGGTCGGCTGTGAGCTGCGTTTTAGACTTGAGGTCAGCAATTTGCTGTTCGAACTTTACCCGCGCCTGGGTTGCGCTGTTAAGCTTGTCACTGGCATCCAGCTGGGACTGCAAGGCAGCTGTCTGCTGGTTTATTTGATCAAGCAGCCGGGTTGCCGCGTCCTCGGTATATGCTTTACCCTTTGGCGTCTTGGGTGGTTTCGGATCTTTGTACATCTCGTTAATACGAGAAACATTTTTTGAATATTGCTCTGCAGTAATTGCGCCTGCCTTCAGGAACTCGCTTTGCTGCTTAATGGCTTTATTGCGCTTATCCGCATTGCTCAGATATTGCTGGTTAACGCGATCTGCTTCCTGCTGCGTTTTAATTCTTTGCTGTTCAGCTTTGTCATGACTACTGATTATTTCAGTTAAAACTCCTTCTGTTGTGATTTGAGATTGCAGATTATTTAGCTCATCTTCGAGCTCAGCCTTTCTTCCACCAAAAAATAGCTTCCCGCCTGCAGCCTTATCTATCCAATCTAATTCCTTACGAATTTGAGAGATCCGCTCGGTGCCGGTTTGCTCGCGACCTATATCAAGCATGGCATCCCATGCTCCTTTAGCCGTTTTAGCAAGCGAGTCCCAAGCACGTTCAAGAATCCCCAAATTCTGATGAATGTCGTTCGCACGCTGCTGCATGGCATTGGCGTAAGCATCAGTAGCCACCCGTGCAGCATCCTGCTGATTACCTTCATCCTGCAGTGCTTTAATCTGGTTGTAGGTTGCCAGTGTCAGAAAGTGGTACTGGTCGTTAAGTTTGGTAATGGCTGCAACCGGGTCAGCAGCAATGTCGTTGAAATCACCCACCAGCTTTTCAGTGGCGATGCCTGTGGCTTCACTGATTTCAACCACGGCAGTTGTTACTCGTTCCAATGACTCTGCAGCCACTTTCCCGGATGAAACTATCTGGTTCAGTGTGGCTGCGGTCACGCCAGTAGTTGAGTTGGCAACTACTGAAACCCGAGCGGCCATATCTGCTAGTTGCCCGGTGGTTTTACCAACCAGATTACCGTTAAGAGTCAGTAACTTATAGAACTCGCCCTGCTCCTGAGAGCCTTTGTAATAGGCCAGCCCAAGAACACCGACAGCCGCGGCAGCCAGAGTGACAGGATTAATCAACCCCAGCACATACCCGCCAACACCTTTAATCGCGGGGCCAATACCGCCGAACATATCTTTCAACTGCCCGCCCTGCTGCATCAGCACCATAAACGGTGACTGCCCGGTAGAAAGACCGACAACAATATCGGTCATCTGAGCAGGGATCATGCGCATGGCATAGGCAGTCTGGGCGGCGGATTGGCCGGTTTTACCAAGGTCGTCGCGAAATCCTGTTAGCCTGTTTCGTGTTTCCTCGATTTTCTTTGAATAAAGATCGAATGTATCGGCATCTACCATCCCCTTAGATTTGAATTTAGCAAGATCCTGCTGTTGTTTATCCAGTTTGTTCAGGGCGGCGTTTACCGGGTCGATGCGATCTAAGAGTTCAGAAAGAGACTGTTTTTCTTCATCAGTGGCCTTTGTCACCTTCACTGCGCTGGTGGCAGCACGTTCACCTGCCTGAGTCATTTTTACAAGTGCAGTTGCGAGATTGTCAGCCTGCTTTTCTGCCCCAGAGCTGTCAATAATAATGGCCAGGCGGGAGGTTTGTTCTGTCACGTGCTTTTCTCCGGGCAATAAAAAACCCCGCCAAAGCGAGGTTGGAACTTTTTGAAACTGTCGGGTCTTTACTTCATTGGCGGTAAAACATTATTGCTACGATAATCACCGCAAAGACAGTAATTGCAATTCCAGCGATTAACTTTACATTGACATCAGCCAGCCTATCACTAGCTCCAGTATTGTCAGTGTTAGCTATTATCTTCGAAGGAGTTACATCACTCCCGCAATGCTTGCACTTCACCGCTTCGGAATTTATTAATTCTGCGCAGTAAGGGCATTTGACTGAAGTTCCGGACGCTTTTAGCTTATCTCCCACCAGAGCAATAATGATACCTGCGATGGCTACGAAACCTCCAAATATCATGTAATTTTGGCGCGATGACATTAATCCAAGATTGTTAACCCTATAGCCACCGCTTGTCGCTACTGTCACATCCATAAATAGCGCCGATACAGCAAAGATCACCCCTATTACAATCGCTAAGTATCCAATAATCTTCACTTGTCTACCCCATAAATTAAAAAGCCACCCGATGGTGGCTTTATCAATCAGCTTGCGTTCTCACAACCCGGCAGGCTGCGGTCAATCACAAGATTACCCTCAACACGCAGACCAATCTTACCGAACAAGAAGGAGTGGTTAAGTTGAGTGACAACTACGTCAGACAGACCAACTGCACAGCGATCTTTTTCAATCGCTCGATCAGCGGCTGTTTTAACGTTCGGGATGCCAAGAGGGAAGATGATAACCGGATAGCTATCTTCTGCTGTTACACGTTTCCCTTTGTAGAACTTACCCCCATTGAGGTTGTAATTTTTAGTACTCGCCACAGTCAAATCTGCAACACGTACTGTACAACCAGAAAGTAACAGCGCTCCAAGCGCCAAGGCGATGACTTTTTTCATTATATGTTTCCTTTGATTGCAATCGGAAACATCCTATCATCGACTATCAGTAGCATGGACCACCATTAATGGTAGGTCAGTTGCTTCCTTTCTTATCTGCTGCACGTTTCTGTGCCTCTGCCCACTCATCCCTCCAGGCGTCATCGAGAGCCAGTATCGCCGCGTCAAACTCAATGCGGTCAATCAGGATGGTGCGCGATGCCAGGTAAAGCTCGATATCATTCAGGGATAGAGGGAGCGGCACTCCGGCCATGCCTGCATACTTCCTGCCGCGCGATATCATGGCGTAAGCGTTGAGGATCTCCCCAGTGACTGCATCGATTTCAGGCTCTGGAATGGGCGGGAGATTTAGCTTCTCCCTGCGCCACTTTGCTTTCTCGCCCTGTTCGCCAGCGAATTCCTTTAGCCACTTTTGGGCCTCTATGGCTTTTTTACGGTTTCCTGAGTCTGCTGCTCCTTACCCTGAGCAATATTCGCCGCCTCAGCCAGAATAAGCCAGTACAGAGAGGGGTTTTGCTTCAGTAACGCAACACCACGCTCCGGTGTATACGCTACGGCCGTCTCCGTACCATCCACCAGCTCCCCCACGCCTTCCCAGTCTTTCAGAAGAAAGCGCGCGCAATTGTCGATGAGAAGATCATCAACCGAGTCAATCTCGCCCACACTGGCGAGATCGAAAGCATCCGTACCGACCTGGTAGCTCGCGTCCATTTTGTCGATATGGCGCCGCACCAGCGCATTGCGTGAGCGGTATTGTGGATTCTCGCTACTGGCCACCAACAGACGGAGTTTAAATAGCGCCTCGTCTTCCGGCGTGAATTTCTTTTTACTTCCTGCTGGCTTTTTGTAAGGGAAAAACCAGCGTTCTCCGTTCAAATCAATTTGAGAAGAAATAATCAGCATAAAGACTCCCAAAAAAGCCCGATCCGCGATGACTGCAGAACGGGCCAGGTAAATTAAGGCGCGGTAACGGTGATTTCAGACGTTGCGGTAAAGGTGCGGGCCTTACCGGTGATGGTTGCAGTACCGGCTGCGTTACGTGTGACTTTCGCTGTTTTCTGCCCGGTAGAAACCACGCTGGCGATAGTCGGATCCGATGACGTCCACTGGACGGTATCAGTTGAATCAGCTGGCGTAAGCGTGGCGGTTAACGTCACAGTAGATCCCACGGCCCCAGTTGAAGTGGCTGGCGCAACACTGATTGCCGTCGCCGGCACTTTGGGAACGCGGGTGATAGTTGGCGGAGTATTGGCCGCGGTGATATCCAGCTGAACCTGAACAATGTCAGTGCTCCCCGCATCCGGCCAGTCGCCAGAGATCTGCACTTCCGGGAAATCGAAGGTATAGGCGCCTTCAGCATTCTCCAGCGTGAAGCTAAACGGCACCGTTTCGCCGGTGAACGTTTTTTTGTAAACCTCCCAGGCAGCCTTTGACCATGACAGCGTGATTTGACCTGACGGGGTAAAGGTTGTCGGAATGTTTGCGCCGGCGAATGCCGAACCGGTACCGATGCAGCGCTGAGTCTGCATATTGTTGTTGAACTGAATGTTAAAGGTGTCGACGCAGAAGCCTGTCCCGCCATCAACACCATTTAGCCGGATGTTCGTGACCTCTTTGAAGGAGTAACGCAGCGCCCCCGCTAAATCCACCGGCGCGGTGAAATAGCTGGTATCGTCCCCCTTCGTCTCCCAGTCCAGCCCTGCAAACGTAATGGTTGCAGTGATATCACCATCGGCCGGGATTTCCATCTGGAAGGTGCCAACCTGGCAACCGCGGGCAATCTGGGCGATCCCCACATCACTGGCAAAAGTCGCCACGGAGAACGTAATGCGACCATTACCCATCGTCAGCACGTTATTTACCCATTCGGAACCGAAGCAGCTGGCAAGAAAATCATCATGCTGGTTCCAGCGAAACCGCGTGCCGACATCGCCGCCGACATCCACTGTGCCACGTGAAACGCCCTGCGCCATGCGGTCACCAGCGATTTCGTCATTGTCGTTGGTGTTCTGCGTTGGTTTCAGACCAAATGAAGAACGACGCAGCAGGTTCCACGCCCCTGCTGTAGGCGTGATTCCTGGCGTTGTCTCGCGAATAAACGCGGCTACTACTTTTGCACCTGAGCTCACAGGAGCCTCCTGTTTTTTGTGCGCTACAGAGCGCGATAAGGAATTTGAAGATTGAGCTGTAACCAGCCATCGGTCTCACCCGCCGGCACAGCAGAAACAGCGAAATAACTCAGCTTTCCGTCGTCCTTAAACTCGAATAGCTCCGTTAGCTGGTCGGCCGTTCGGGAGATAAGCAACGTCCCGGATCCGACCGGAACAAACAGCTGAATGATGAGTAAGCCCGTCCTGTGGACTACCGGCCCGTCCCCGATCTCTGTTGCGCCAGCCTGCCCAGCAATATTGGTTAGTCGGGCCCAGATATCGCGGTTACTGGGGTCAAATACCGGGCCATTGGGATAATCCACCGCATCAGAGGCAATAGCGGTCTGTGCCGCCATTCGGGAAATGACAGCGTTTCTGATTTCTGTAAGGGTCATTTGTAGGCCTGAATTACACCATTAAACGAGACGGCATAGACGCCTGTCGGCGCCTGTGTTGAGTGGCCATTCTCCAGAGGCACGGAGTAAGGCAGGTTCGACTGGATGTAAATCACCGAGTAGGCTGGCGCCTGGTCAATAATATTTTTGCCATTAAGAAACGTCATTGTCCCGCGCGGATCCGGTTCGGTCGGGACGGAATGATTAGGTTCGCCGATGCTGACAAAATGCGATGCCCTGAAGGTTCCTGCGCGATACTCAGCCGGCCGCCTGATATCCATGCTGTCATTAACACGGGCTTTCTTTCTGAGACGGCCTGTCTTTGTCAGGTTGGCAGGATCGGCATAAAGAGATTCGTTCCATTCCCCAACAGCTTTGTTGTATTGAACCGCGGTCGCGTTGATGGCCCACAGCTCCGGGTTTCCTACCGGCGACCGCTGAACGATTTCATTCAGCAGCTGAATGGCGATTGTCCGCTGGCGTAGTTTGACATCTTCTGCCACCAGCCCGGCGAATGCCGCTGGGTCAATGTTCCAGCCCTTAGCCATATCACGCCCTCCTCAGTTGAATGGAGTACGCAGCGCCAGCAGAGTCGGCAGAAGCGGTGATGACCTCGTAGCGCTGAAGCTCACCCGTAACCGGATCCGGTGCGGTGATGATATGCCCGACGGCCGGCTTATCAGTCACCTCGTTAACCAGTGCGGTTAGCTTCACATCACCATGCAGAATGTTAACGCCATCGATACGGCGCAGCTTATAGCGCGCCAGCACTCCACGCCCCGAGTAAGTCACCTGCGTTTCAGTGCCGGTTTCCGTCACCGGGTCCCAGGCACCCCGAACGGTATATGACCCAGTGAAATCCTTAACGGCATCCTGCAGGTCGGTATCGAATGCCGCGGCGACTTCGGTTTGCAGCTCGTCACGAATGCCCATTGCACCCACCAATACGCTGCTGAGGTTTAACGATCACTGTACCGTGGAGTTTGCGGGTATAAATTTCGCCATTGCGTTTAACCCGCAGCGGGAGCGGAGCAAACTCTACAACACCCTTTGCCTCGTTTGCGTAAACGACATGTCTGATCGGGTTTCCATTCACAAACACATCGCGGGGACCGAGCCCGTCGTCGGCATAATGCACATATGGATTTTGCATGTTACCCCCTTACCGCCGCTCAATATGAGCATGGATAAAGTCGGTTTTAAGCGACTCCATAGCGCCAACCATCACATAGGGGCGTCCACCGTTATGCCAGCAATCAATCGCGTTACCCTCATCATCAAGCAGTATCACTGCGACACTGTGGCAGCCGCCGTTTTCGGCTCGCTCCAGAGCCTGTTTCAGCAGGCGAATAACCTGGTCGTTATCGAGGTTGTGATGGCTGGGCTTTTGAAATGGGACCACCTTCAAATCGGACATATCACGCCCTCACAAAGAACGTCTGGAAAGGGTTAATCATCCACGGTTTGAGCATATCCAGCGCCAGCTGCAAATCAGGATCGAGTAATTCAGTGCTGGTGGTTGAAAGCTCGGCAAAAGTGCGGGAAACCTTCACATCGTCGGCCTCAACGCTTTTGCTCGTCACCACGCCGGAATCTGTTTTTTGCTGATACAGATTGCCTGCAGCGGCTACGGAAGCGATAAACGCTCCGGCTTGCTTAACTTCTTCAGGAATATGCTCCGGGTCGATATCCTGAAGGTTAAGCGCCGTCATCCAGGTGTTTGCCTGGAGCACGGCTTTAGCCTTTTTGTCGGCGGCAGCCCAGGTATCCCCCAGCAACTCGTCAACGTCCTGGATTGTTATATAAACGGTCATCGGATCCTCACCAAAAGAAACGGGGCTTTCGCCCCGTCGGTTAACCACCCGCAGAAGCAGTGAACGCGATCGCTTCAGTTGTTTTCACCACGCCGTCAACGGTAGCCGTCACCGTGAAGGAGCCGGCCGTAGCAGAGGTGAGTTTCACCGTCGAGCCACCAGCAGACCCTGTCTGTGACGTCGAAGCACTGAGTGTGCCGCCTGTAGACGTCCACGCCACAGATGCCCCGGAGACTCCTGCACCATTTCTGGTGTACTTGAGCGAAACGGTCACCGCGTCGGTACTGTCAGCAGTTGCGGAAGTTTTATCCACTGACAGGGTTACTCCCCCGCAGGGGCTTCCAGCTTAATCAGTACGCCTGCAGTGGATTTGTTACTGGTGAAATGTTTCTTCCAGTTCGCGCCGGTGCCGATTTTGGTCAGGTCAGGGTTAGCGCCCTTCGTCTCATCCCAGCTGTAACCCAGCAGTTCAACGTTAACCGTACCCTCTGCGCGATAGCCAATGGCAAGGTTTTCCTGGTCGTTGATATCGTAGGAACGGAAGCCCGGAGCCTGTGATTCCGTTACGGATACCGCGCCGGCCACCAGCCCCAGAATCGCATCAACTGGCATGGTGTCAGTTACCAGCACCGGTTTACCCAACGTGCCTGGCTGTCCGCCATAAACCACCACGCCAGCTTCTTCGTAAATTTTGTTGTCGATAGCCTGATCAACAATGTCGAAATAGGTCGTGGAATGCATAACGAACAGCGCAACACGGTTAAATTTATCGCCGTATTTACGCAGGCCACGGGTCAGCGTTTTCTTACCATCAGTGGCAATATCCGCGGATACCGTCATGTCAGCATTTGCGCCAATGGCTGCAACAAGACCCTGTAGGGCATACTTGATATAACCTTCAAGCGTTGCATCAGCGACGTCGACGCCGATCACCTCGGAGAATTCGCTAACGTCGCGACCCCGACGTTTAAACGCCTCCTCCGTGGTTTCATACGGGCCGTATTTCCACGGCGCCTTAACACTGACAGATTCACCGGCACCGATTTTTTTACCCGTTACCGGGTCGGTGGAGTTAACGTTGCGCGATTCGATAGAACCACCAACTTTATAGAAGGTGCGCTTGCGAAAATCACCCTCGATCAGTTCGTTGTCGAGAATGATTGCGCCGTTTGAAGCGGCGTTGAAGACTTCCAGATTATCCTGGCGACGCTCAAGAAACGCAGTCTGCGCGAGGTCGTCATAGATAATCAGGTCACTGTTTACGGTCGTAGGCATTGATTAGTCCTTACTTAGGCAATTTGAGATAGGCCTGCTGGCCATGTTTGCGGATGTAGTCCGCTTTGTCGCTTGAGCTCATTTCTGAACGTTTCAGACTACCGCCACCGCCACCGGGTTTATGACCACCAGCCCCGGAGCCTTCGGCGCGCGGGAACAGGTGCGGGGCCGTCTCTTTCAGAGATTCAGCCCACTCAACCGGGGTGAGCGGAGTTTTGCCGTCTTTACCGAACAGAACATCGCCATTTGCATCAACTGCTACGGCCTCGCCTTCGTCGTTGAGCTGGAATGTGCCTTTAGCACGAAGAATCAGATCGTCGGATGCTTCTGGCAGCGCGCCTGCCTTAAGCGCTGCGCTGCGGATAGCATCACCCAGGACACGATCACGGAATTTGTTGGAGAACGCTTCCGCCTTTTCAGCGCGTTCATTAGCGGCTTTGATTTGCTTATCAACATCAGCACGTAGCCGCTCAGTGCGTTTATCCAGAACCTCATCAACTTTCCCGGCGGCAATCAGCTGCGCTTCCTCATCGTCGGAAAAGCGCTGGAGAATGGTTTTCACCGCGTCGGGGTCGATACCATCAAAACGTTTAAGCGACTCGGTGGACTCTTTGAGCTTACCAAGCAGCTCGCTATTTTTATTTTTCAGGCCAGAAACCTGAGCGCTGACTTGCTCATCGATCAACTTCTGGATTTCCGGCGTAATCTCAGGCGCTCCGCCGCCGGAACCGCCACCTTCACCACCTTCGCTGCCAGCTGCCGAATAATATTTAATGAGCATGTTACGAATAAGCATGTTGTCCCCTTGGGATAGTAACTGTGGGCCTGGCCCAATAAAAAAGGCCGCCCTTAGGCAGCCTGTTGTAAATTTCAGATAATAAAAAAGCCGCGCTAAGGCGACCTCTTCATTTAGCTATTTTCTAGCATGTATTCTTTTGCATCTTTAATGGCTTTATCCATTCTCTGCAAAGAAGACTTTGGCTCTGCAATGCTTCGCACTGTGCAAATCTCTTTAATGAGCCCTCTTGCGATTACCAGCTCTTCATACAGGCTTGCAATAAGGTCTCTTTGTTTTTGTGAATCCATAACAACCTCGTCTCGTTGCTTGTCGGGTTATTGGTTGTAGGTGGTGACGATTCCGCTTTTCGGGAGCGACCCTAGCCACTGACAATACAATTAGGTGTGGTGGCCGGTGCTGCCACGGCATTCTGATACTTCAGAACGGCGGGGACTCACCGAAGTGAGTCTGGTTTCCGGCTTGCCCGTTTCTCACGGGACGCTTTGGCGCGCAGGTCAGCATCCTGCATTCACCACGAATTTACTCTATCACACTCTGGCATCCTTAAACGCCTGCGCGTCAAGGTTGCGCAATTGGTCAAGCGTCAGCCACTCGCCCCTGTCGTTGTAGAGCTCATCGGGAGACATGCCGCCATCACGAATCAGCCTGGCGCGCGTTTCTCCGACAATCTCAGCTTGTCGCGTGAACGACTGCCGGGAGAACCAGTCCTGGTAAGTCGTATCAGCCGGAACCTGTCCATCCATACTGGCGCGCGAGCTGTCCTTGATTTCGCCGACTTTGATACCCAATTCCTCGGACGATTTCAGTATGTATGTTTCGGTGCTACGACAGCAAAAGTGGATTTTCCCCGGTCCCTGCAAATAAGGCACCTTGTGCCCTATCGGTTTGTTATCCAGCGTGTACTTGAGTCGGTCGCGGATCCGACAATCCTTTGATGTCCGGTTATCCAAAGTAGATAACCACTGCTTACCCTTCAGAATGTCGTCGTTCGCCGACGCAAAGCTTTGTCTTGCTGTTGATGCAAGATGCCCTACTGCCGTTTTCGCTATGCTGGCCGCATTGGCCCGGCTCATCTGAAGCGCACCATCCTGGTAGCCGCGGTTAGCATGTCCGCGAACCTTTTTTGCGATCTGCTCATGCGTATCGCCCAGGAGAAAACCCTGCCGCACCGTATTGGATATGCGCGCCATACGATCAGCTTCGAGGTTGCTGGCCCATTCGCTTAGCAACCGCCCCTGAAATGGACGCGCCATCGCCGCGGCATAAACTGCATCCGGGGAGATGCCAACCAGTGGATGAAGAGCCAGAACATCGTCGGGAATGGCAAACTGGAAGAGGCTCATCTGAAAACTGGCCTCATGCTTCGCCAGCTCCTGCAGCTCGGTAGAGAGGGCTGCATACATGGACTGTATGGCATCCTTGTTTATGGCCCTGACACTGACCAGTAACGCTTCCAGACGCGAAACGGTAAAGCTCTCGGGATCCAGCGTATCGATAGCCACCAGCAGCCTGGCGGTAAGTTCGGCGTCGCTGTCATTCAGAACTTTTATCATCCTGTTGGCAACGCCGGTGCTGTAGCGACTAACCCATATAGCGTGGGCTATGGATTCATCCTGCAGTTTGTCATTCGCCGTTGCCATTATTGCCACCAATCAGGTTAGGCGCGCCGTTACGAATAGCGTCAATGACAGTTTCAGGGTCATCAGCGGGATCTATCAGGTCAAGCCTCTGCAGAGCTCTGACCATATCCGTGTCGCGAATCGCACCGTACTGCCAGGCATTGACGATTGCCGTTACCATGCCGGATTCTGCGACTTTGGCGATAAACTCCTGATTGATGCTGTAACGGTATTCCTCGCCTTTTATGCCGAGATATCTGGCGCACCAGCCTAGCGCCAGCGTATAGGCCTCCGAGACATTGGAAACGCAAATGCCGAGCACCGATGTGGATGCGGTTTGCTCGCCGCTGGATTGCGTGGCGGTTTTAACCGCGCCGTTCTGCTCGATAAGCCGGGCGCCAAGCTGAACAGAATAATCACGCTTACTGTCCATCGCCTCTTTAGCCAGGGTGTTTGGTTGCGCCTGAGCATAGGTAAAACTCCCCTCCTTCGGCAGCAGGAATGGAGAACGAGAACCGACACGAATTCCCTTATCCTGCAGCCAGTCACGCCAGGCGGTATCAAGACCGGAAATCACCGGCTGAACCTGACCGCAGAAAAATACGCTGTCTTCGTAATCTGCCGAATTACGATAATGGCCAAGGTTAATTTCAACGAGGGCGGCTAAAGGCGACTCGTCGATGGTGGGATCATTATTCTGCGCACCAACGAAGGTAAAGGGGATCTCATCCCAGAAATCCTCACCTTTTGGCTTAGGATGATACTCGGAAGTGACGGAAAAAGAGCCTGCGTCAGCTGACTTTCGCCATACCCGGCAGACAAACTTTCCGTTCTCCAGAGCCAGTTCGCGATACTGGATTTCATCCTCGTACGCAAAACCATCTTCCTTTTCCATGCATTCGCGTAAAACCACCAGCACCAGTTGATCACGTCCATTGATGCGTTTGGTGCGCCAGTTAATGATGCTTTCCGCCTGATAACGAAGGATGATCGCCTCGTCGGTCTCAGCTGCATAATCCGTATAAAGCCCCTCGCGCGCGGCCTCCAGAATATTTTCTGTAACCTGCTGGGACTGCTGATAAATGCTGGCACCAGCACCATCGGCGTTGTCACGAAGATAATTCAGTTTATCCGGCGCGGTCATGGTCGGGTCTTTTCTGAATGCCAGCCCCAGTAGACCCACTTTTGTATTGCCCGTTATCGCGTAGAAAACGGCGCGCTGAATGTAATCAGCATTGCGCTTTTTATTGCGTGCAGACTTATCGGACGGATCCAGAAAAGGGAGGTATTCATTCCCGGCGGCCTTTACAGCATCAGCCCCTTTGCACACGTCACGAATTTTTTTCCACACGGGCATCGCCGCCCTGACCTCAGGGCGAACATAAGTAATATCGTTATTGGCCATCAGAATGTCGTGTCCAGTGAAATAGAGAATGCAGGTCGAACGATTGGGAATTGCTTCACAATGAAGTAACCGGCGCCATCGTTGGGGTGATCGTTATCGCTCTTTTTATCCGGCTCGCCGTTTTTATCCCACACCTGTTGTTCCAGGCAGTCGGCATAGACCGGGCAACGGGCCACATTCACCTTGTACCGGCGATCGCCATTACCATTGCAGAACATGGCGTTCATGGAGTTAATGCGGTCCTTTACCGGCGGGTTAGCATCATCAACGATGACGTTAAATCCGGCCTGCCGGAGCTGCTCAATATCTGTTTTGCTGGCGTTGTTTGACTTCCTGGAATCACCAGAGGCATCCGGGTAAATATAAATCTCGCGGACCTTGCGGTAGTCACCGTCGGCATACAGCCAGAAACGTTCCTTGATGATGCGTATCATGTCGGGCGTATCGTAAGCGTTGATAATCTCTGTTACCGCGTGTGGTAAGCCGAGCCGCAATACATGGACGATCCCGGCCATCTTCCCGACGTTGAAATCCATCCCGATATAGAGCGCTTCACCTGGCTGCTCTTCCTCACTGGAATTATTCAGCACCCTGTCGAACTGATGATAAATGGTGCCACTGGTCAGGTTAGTAAACTGGCCGTTCAGATATGCCTTGATCAATTCCGGCGGGTAACTCGCCAGGAGTGAAGGAATATAGTCATCCGGCAGGTTCTTTTCGTTGTCGAATGTCGAAGCCTGTACCAGACCATACATCGACCTCAGTTCAGGCTTTTCCCTCACAGCCTTAACAAACTGGTTATAGACGAACTTAAATCCTTCAGGTGTGGTAGTCACGTCAATGCCATTACGCAGACCATCAACCTTATAACGCATACGCGCGATTATTTTTCGCCACGCCTGACGCGCCTTATCCGCTTTCAGAACGTCGAGTTCATCCACCAGCGCATTGCCGATTTTAAAGCCTACTATCGTGTCGGGCTTTTCCATCGACCGACAAATTGTCGTGCCGCGGTACTGGCGCCCACTGTAGAAATGGACCTCTTTGTTGCTTTCAACGATTTTGACTTTCAGTCCCCAGTCGTGAGCAACTTCTTCCACCGTGGGGTAGAAAATATCGCGGATCTGAGGATAGGTCGGGGCAAAGTAGCCCTGGTTTATTTTGGGGAACTCCCAGAACCCTTTGCATATTCCACCGCAGCCAACCCATGTCTTACCGGATCCAAAACCAGCTACATAGGCTTTGAACTTCTGCTGCATAGCCAGAAAACGAGCCTGGGGAACGTTAAGCGTCGGAGCTATCGCCATCCTCTTCCCTCACTCGCGCATCGACTACGTTGATATTGATCGCAACTGGCGTTGGTTCGTCATCTTCCGGGTCAGCGGCCAGCTCTTTACGGAGCTTGTCGATCTCCAGCTGCCGGCGCTCGATTTCAATCTGCTGTAGACGCTGGGCGAACTCACTGTCAGCCAGGCCGAGACGTTTCATCACCGCCTCGTACATGCGCTCACGGCTGATGGCGGTTATCTCAACGCCATTCTTACCAAGCTTCACACCGGAATAGGCAAGCGCAGCATCCGGCGCCAGCTTGCGCGTATCGGCGAAGAAAGGCTGGCCGATGCCATCACCATTACAGCGAGGACATTTCGGGTTAGGCGAGCTGGTATGGTCGTAACCGTAGCCGCCTCTGTCGTTTGGCTCTTTCCCTTTCTTCGCTAAAGCCTCAGCCAGCTTCTCTTCGAACTCAACCGCATCGCGCCATTGATACTGGTGACCGAAGCCCCAGCAGTAACGGCAGCTCCCGCGGCGATACTGAGAAAGCTGGTTAGCATCGAAGGTGGCCAGGCGCCACATCTGCTCAAGCACTTCATCAGCACTTCCCAGCGTGCGCACAATGGATGCTTTCTGCTGCTGCGCAATAGCCTGCGCAACGTTAGGATTCGTTAGAAGCTGACGCCCATAGTTTGGGTCGCTGTAGCCTGCACGCTCAGCGGCAGCCGTAGCGTTATGGTCCTTAAGGTATTCAGCAATGAAGCGCTTTACCTTTGGACTCAGTTTGCTATCCACCAGCTCTTCTGCGCACTTTTCCTTTTGCGCAGTGCGCAGTTTCTTCTGCGCAGGTTTTTGCGCAGTTTGCGCAGTGGGTTTCTTGATGTATCGGCGGGCAGTAGCGTAATTCAGTCCCTGCGCTTCACACCAATCCTTCGGTGATACGCCGGTTGCGGCATGATCGGACAGGAACCGTCGCTGAAGCTCGCCCCAGTCCGGTTTTGCCATGGATTATTCCTATTTAACGTGAGGGAGAAAAAGGAATTACTGATTCTCCATAAAATATTCACTTTTATGTTTTGGAATTAAGGCTCTTTAGTTCAGGAGTTATTATGAAAAGAATTATGCTTGCTGTTTTTGTGATCTGTGGTGCGCTGTCTCTTTCAGGATGTTTCCTTCCCCCTGGGCCTCATAGCGGCGGACATGGTGGAGATCACTTCCATGGTCCAGAGCATCGTTAACCGCCTGAGGACTTTCATTTTACAGAAATGAAAAAGGCCGCAAAATTATGCGGCCTTTGGTCACTACCAACCAGCGTATAAAGAATCTCTCAGGAGCCAACAGAGAGAGGTGCATCTATCCGGCTAACTAACCTCTGGCGTTCTGATGTTGGCAGGCAGAGACGTTATGAGAGTATTGAGTATTTCAAAATACACCGGGAGAAACAGACAATGATATCAGTCCATTGTCTGACGGGCATTATCACAGGCACTCAATGAATACCTGCTGTAATGCGGTCAGATACCAGTTTATAACCTGACCAAATGTTACTTAGATCACAATCCATAGAACCACCCACCAATGCCAAAGGCTGCAGCGATCACCAGACAAGCAATTGCCGTTTTAGGCATTAACACACCGTAAAATGCAGGAGACAATCCCAGGAATAAAACCATTAGCACTGGCCACATACTAAGCAACAGGAAAAAGTAGCCATTTATTCCACCGCTGCTAAACGTCACATTCACTCCAAACCATTACCCGGACTTTCCATAGCTTGGTTGCTTCGTTGCATGATATCATACAACTGCCCCTTATACAGGAGCTTTAACATTATCACAGGCACTCGATGAATGCCTGCTGTAATGCCTTAGCTGACTTTCTCAGCGGCAGTATCAAACAGCGCCAGCGCTTCGGTCGCTTCCTGGATTGCCTTACGGGTCTTCGAGACAATCTCACTTTCCGTGAAAACACGATCGAAAGAGTCAGCGAATAGCTCAGACTTCAGATAGCTGTCGCCTACCCAGTCAATGGCCAGCTTGGCCGCTGCGGTGTCATAATTAACTTTCTTGATTATATCCAGGCGGATTTGCTCGGATGCAGTGATCTCTGACATGTCTTACCTCTGTGCGATGTGGGGAGTATTATCGAAGCCATTCGACAAAATAGCCTCTGTGATGCTTTTGCATTTATCTTTGCCGTGTGTACAAGCTGAACGGTTTCCTTACGGATGCCTGTTACGCACAATAAAAAAGGTCGCATAAAAAATGCGACCTTTGGTTGGTACCAGTTAGAAAACTAAAATCTCTCAGGAGCCACCCGGGAGAGGCTTTTCTGCTTTTTAACTGACCACTGCCGTTTTGGTGTTGGCTGGCAGTGATAACGTGGTGATAGCTTCATTTAAGTTATCGAAAGCATTTAAATATCGAAAGAGCTCATTGAACCAATCATTTTCAACTTGCCGGAACATTCAACCAGAGCACCAGGCATCTCTGCTGGTCTTTTGATGGCAATTCTCAGCTCTCCCGAACGAGGCCGGTAACTAACAATTTATTCGACAGTTCCTTCGGCATTAACCCAAAGATCTAGATGCTTGATGTAGCGTTGGATGGGCACATAAATAACCACCCCATCTACAAGGTTAACGGACTTGATAACATATCCCTGCGGAGCTAAATAATCCCCATCACAATGAGGGTGAATAGAGTGCTCGTCACCGTATCGATAACCATGCGGAAGTTGAGGGAGTGAATTTCTTGTCATGGGCAGCTTCTTAGATAGAAGGAATTGAAAATCCATAGTGCCTTAATGCACCTGACTTAGATACCAACTTTTCATTTTTCAGCGCTCTGTTGTCTCGTATTCTGATTTTTTGTTCATGTGGCCATGTAAATTTCAATACCTAAAGTGTTCTGCGTTTGTAGCTGAATTACCTGGAACCCTTCTCTGTGAGCTGCGAGCAATTGGCCTGCACTGCTTTGTTGTGCGCCAGGATGTCACGCTTGGTCTGCTTATCCAGTACGTCGATATCGTGGTCGGTCAGGTAGATGATCCGCACCCAGCTGCAGGCCGTATCAACGACTACCGGGGCGG